TCCACTTCCTTCCGATGTTCTGTCAGTGATTGTTGTGCTTGCGAGAGATACAATAGTTCCAGAATCATTATAGTAACTAACCGCTGCACCAACTTGGAATGTCTTAGATGCTCCCTTTTCTCCTTGAACATTTGAAAGATAGAGAGTGTCCAATCCAGTAATGGAATCAATTGAAATTCTTGCATCTCTTCCCAGAGTTGTAATAATTCCAACAACATCTCCAACCCGATAACCATTTCCGGCAGCAGTTGTTCCAGCAATTCCAGTAATAACTCCATTAGTTGCTGTAATACTCAATTTAAGTCCAGATCCATTTCCAACAATAGTTGTGGTTTCTAAATCCGTTGCTGTTACATAATTTTCTCCGCCATCAGTAATGCTGACGTTGGAAACGGAACTTCCTTGTCCAACGATATAACCATATCCAAACCCATTAGATCCTGAAATCTTTCTTCCAACTGTCAAAATACCAATATTACCATCTCCGGCAGAAATGGTTGAAATTCCAAGAGTTGTTGTTTTTGGTAAAGTTGTAATTGGATTATTATTCAGTTGCTCTACATATCCATTACTCTCATCAAGTGGAGGATTGTAGAAGAATGCTGTTCCAACTTTGGAAGTAAATTTAGCTTTGTAGAGTTTAAATTTGAGGTCTTGATCTTGACTTGGAGTCCAAATAGTCCCGTTTTGAGACTTGAACAAACTTCCCAAAGCAAATTGTTGAGCATAAATGACCGCTTCAGAATCGGGTAAAGTCTGGGTACTAATGGTCTTTTCACCCATTTTTGCCGTCCAAACTTCATATTCATCTGTTGTTTCTGAAACTAATACTACCGCATATTCTTTTCCTGGAGATAGATAAATTGGATAGTCAAAAGTAACCATAGTTGCAGTAGTTCCATCCTTGGAAGTACTGACATTAGATGGTTTTAAAGTAACAGGATTTCCAACAATTTTCTTAGTAGGCGATCCCAGTTTAACCGTTCTTATTTCTACTCTAATAGGATCATTACCTTTTGCAGGTTTTTTGGAAAAGAATAAATCTAATGCAGTTAAAAATGCTCCATTAGCATCATCATTCTGACCATTAATGTCTGGTTCTTCAATATTTCCACCAACACTAAAAGTTTGTGCTAATGGATTATAGTAATTATTTGTAGTTTTTATTAACTTATTTTTTTGATTTAATGTTGCTCTAAGTTTGGAGGTGTACTCTACTTCTGCAGTGGATATTGTGTTACTTCCATTTTTTGGAATTTGATTTGTTGAACTACTTGTTAGTTTGTATGTTTTAGTTCCAGTAGTAATTCTTACTGTTGGAGGTGGAGTTGTATTTGGATCTCTTAAGAAGAATGAACCTATTAGATCACCAAATTCATCACTAATAAGACGAAGATTTTTTACATATGCTACTGCACCACTAGTTTGACCAACTAATTTCGCACCAGTAACAACATATCCGGAATATTTACCTTGCGATTCTTCTGATAATGCAAGAGTATCAACGTTTAATACTTTTGACGATTGGCTATATCCAGTAGATAACGATTTATCAGTAACATATGGATTTAATTCAAAAGTTGTCGTTGGTGAATTGTAAGAACCTGTCTTATGGTTTGCACTACAAACTCTAAAACTTATAATAGATTTATTATCGTCATAACCAATTACAGTTTCACCAACTTCAAATACACCAGAAGAACCATAAGTTTTTAAAGTATTATCTGTTGCGATTTCTAATAATTTTGGTATGAAATCAACTCCAGATTCTCCATCAAGGAATTGATAGAATTGTGTTGACGGAAGTAAATTAGTCGCCAAGAACTGTGTATTTCTGGAACGCATGTATTTGGTGCTTCCAGAAAAAGTAAATACTCCCTTAGGTAATTTGACAGTTTTTACCCAACTATCATTTGAAGGAGATAATTTTACAAATCCCTTATAAGAAACAATATTAAATGGATTTACATTTTCAGATTCTGTTGCTAAAGATTGTTCAATCCAACCAATATTTTGATATTTTAAAGTAATTGCATCACCAGTTTTTTGAACATTAGAATCTAAAAGATTGAAGTTTTGGGAAAAATCTAATGTTTCACTAGAAACATCTGTTTGAGGTGCAATTTGACTCTTTAATGTATTTCTACTGATTATTGGTGTCAACTCTTGCTCATCTGGATCTACTTGTATAGAAGATATGTCCAAATTAATTAATGAGTCATTCTTAAAATCATCAACAAAAAATCCTGTTTTAAATTTCGAAATGCCATTAACATCTTGTATTTGAGTTGCCTGAGCACCAAGTTCTAATAGAGATAGAGAAGTAACTTTCTCAAGATTTTCAATTCTATCTTCAAGACTTCCAATATCTCTCATTGTATATCTTCTATTATCTACCAAAGAAATAGAAGCATCATCTGGATTGTAAAGATATGCTGGAAGTTTAATTGTTCCCAAATCCATTAATTTATCTGGATTTGAATTTACAGGTGCCTTAGGATTTTTACCAGAAATTCCTCTTTGAACGATAAAATTACCAAAGGTATCTAATAAAACTTTATCAATTCTAGGTAAGTAATAAGAATATCCTATAGATGACTGCTCTTTTGGTTTTAGGACTAACTTTGGCAAAGTTCCAAAATTTCTGGAATCAAAGTCAAATGGTGATTTGTCAATATCAGTAAACTGTGATACTCTTGGTCTGAAGTCCAAAGTATCTGTTGCTCTTACTTTATTAGGACCAATTTCGGGAATATCTTTCAAAAATCTATCATTATCATAACTAAGAACAGTATATACATCACCGTTATCACCACTGTTGACCGTATAATGGTCAAATATAACCTTCAACCTTCTTGAGGGGATAGAAGAACCTAACTTTCTTGTAAGTTTTGAATAATCGTAATATTGCTCTTTCTGACCCTTATCCAAATCAAATGCTGAGGTTACATCCTTATATAAACCTAAAGTTACTGATTGAATACTGGTTGTAACATTACTTTCTTCAAAGGTTACAGATTGTCCAGAAATGAATTTGCCTTGATTCAAATAAACAATTTCAATTTGAGATGCTGTTGGTTTCGAAACAACTCTAGCAATAGTGTTATTGGTAGAACTTGTAATATTTTCGCCAATAACTGCATTTGTTACAATTGAAGTATCTGCAAATTGTAATCTAGTTAATGTTGCATCAGAAGTTCCAAGGGATTCATAAACTGCCAATACTTTTACTACATCTGGATAGTTTAGAGAAATTTCTTCGTCTTGAACTCTCAGACCATAATTTGTATTGTAAGTAAGTCCATCATTAATTGAAGTATTAACACCTACACCAGATTCTTTATTTTTAGAATAAACTACATCAAGAACTGTGCTTCTGGTATAATTTTTGATCTTACTTTGTATTTGATTTTTGACCGTTGTAACATTAACTACAATATTTATTTCACTTCCTGTAAGACCTTTTATTGTAACCTCATCATTAGTTAAATCAAAAGCATCGGAAGTTACTGTTCCAATACCACCACCACTATAGTGAACAGAATATCTTTGATTGTTGAATGCTTTTAAAGAACCTTGGAGACTTGTTCCATCAAATTCTAATACGCCACCAGGATCTGTGGTTTCTCCTGTAATTTGTTCAGAAATTTCTAAGGTTGAATTTGTAAGAACTACCGATTGAATATTTTTCTCAGGAAGTTCTGTATAAAGATAACCAGCATCTTCATTCTTTATGACTGGAATACCTAGTTTAATATTATAAGTGCCATTTGTGAGTGTTCCATTATAAACACCAGAAACACTAGTGAGAGTTGTTAGCGTTAATGAAGTAGTATTATTTGCAGATACTCTACTAAAAGTCTCATCAGCATCAGATGTTTTTTGATATCTGATAATATCTCCTACTTTAATGCCAGTAAATATTTTTCCTGGACTTATCAAAGTTCTCGTGCTTCCAGAACCACTGATAGTTCCTTCCGTAATGCCATTTGGCAAAGCAAAAGTATCAAGTAAAGAATCTGCAGTAAATGCTGGATATCCTGCTACACCAGTTTGAGAAACTGATTTAATATCTCTAGTTCCATAAACGATCGAAGAACTGACTGTTGCAGAAGCATCAATACCATTAATAATCAACTGTTCTCCAGAAGAGAATGTTCCTGAAGTTTGTCTTAAGGAAATAGTGCTGCCAGTACCAGAATCTACGGCATATCCACTAGCACCACTACTCTTTCCTTTAACGTAGGTTGAAGTTGTAAATCCCAATGGACCTACAGGAGTATTTAACGTAAGTGACGTATATGTTTGAATATCATATAAGTATAAGTCCCAATTTGTTGAATCATCTTCATATACGGTGTCAGTTAGATTGAAAGTATATACTCTAGCATCTCCAACTTTTGTTCCAGCACCAGCAAATTGGTTATAGAGTTCTACTGCTCCCTTTTGTTGTGGCGCTCCAGATACGTTATTAACTCTTAAAACATTACCCATTTCAAATGAAATGTTTTCTAGAGTAATAGTTTGAGTATCTCTTGGTTTTTCAACATCAACAACAGTATTGGATACCTTTTCTACATTATATCCACCAACATAAGCTTCTCCTGGAGAGAATTTTACGCACATCAAATCATCTGATGGAGTATTATTCTGATCAGTTGACTGTGTGTTTAAGAAAAGACCATCATTTCCTAATTTATCATTTAATGAATTATGAACAGAAATATCAAAATCTTCTATTGAATAATGACCGGACTCTTCATATGTTCTTTCCGCAAGAAAATCTTGAATTTTGTTGAATTCTGTTTTTGTATTAATTTTTTTAATCTTACCATTTTCTAATCTAAGTAATTCTATAAAATCAGTATCATTTGTATCACTTAATAATTTTTTAGTCAATGTAAGATTAATTTTTAATCTATCTGCTCCAGGAGCTGCAAAATTTGAAAATCCCTTTGCATTATCATAGAGTGAAGAGTCATCTTTTGCATTTATGAGCAACTCTTCAATTTTTAAACCAACTCTATATGATGGTGTATTAGTATAATTATCTAATATGATGGTTTGTTTTGCAACATTTACAAAATAACCCCTAATAAAATATATTCCTTTCCCTATTGATGCCGCAGAACCAATCGAGGTTGCATTTAAACTAATTAAACTTGCAAAGGGTGTTCCTGCATTGATTGTTGTATTTCCATACGTTACACTTTCATCAGCAACAAGTGCTTCGCCATCTTGAAACTGTGAAAAAGTGAAATTATTACTAGAATTTAAATATTTGACATATAATGTCAAATTTTGTACTGTCGCCCCATCAATAAAAGCAACTAATTGAACTTTTGCAGTTATCCCTGATACTTCCCCCCTTATCGTTTTACCTACGTAATTGCTAATGTAGGTTGAAACATCTATTCCAAAATTTGAAGAGTTTATCTTTACTGCATAAAGTTGACTATCATAGGATATATTTCCAGGAGATACTATCGAACCATCTTTAAAAATATTACTTCCGAAAGATTGAACTTGATTTTGTAAAATAGATTGGAGAGATGTTAATTCTCTTGCTTGAACTGGAAATCCTGGCTTGAATAAGACCTTATAAAAATTTTTGTCCGCGTCAAAATCATCAAAATATGGATTAACGTTTAAGTCTGTTTTTTGTGCCATCTTTTTTAGAATTCCAGAATGATTTTAATGTCTTCTTTTTGTCTTACGTTTCTTTGTACAGTTGGTCTATTATCGATGTAAATAATATCACCTGTCTTTTTATTTATCTCTGGATTTGCAAGACCTCCAGTAAAATTAACCCCCAAATTAAATCCATTATAAACACTTCCAGTAAATCCAGAAGAAACAACAGTATTGGTAGTGTCTGGGAAAGTTATAGGACTTGTATTATTAAAATCTACAATTTTTGATTCAACACTTACAATATTCGAATCAGTCTGGTCCAAATCATTAGTGAAATACAAAGATCTATCTTGGTAGTATTTCAAAACTTTTGTATCACTATCATATGAAGCAATATAACCCTTTGCAATATTTGTCTCTGATTGTGTTTGTGTTATTCTTTGTCCAATAACAGGAGATCCAGAATATCCATCATCTAACTTTATTGCAAATAAAGAGGAATATGAAGATCCAGTAAAGTTAATAGTATCGGAAGAATACTGTTTTGGATTTTTTACTATTCCTACTTGAGCAAATCTAGTATTAGTAGGGAAATCTCTGGTAGAATCATCGAACCTGGCATAAACTAAAACTCTGTCAGCACCCAATTCTTCATAAATGTCATATCCATGACCTTTTGATGGTGGGATGATTGGAATAAGTTTTGCTGGAGGAGAAGCTATTGTTCCACTTCTTTGAAGATCTACAACTCCCCAAGTATATTCTTTACCACCAGAAACAACATTAGTATCTGTAATTACACCGTTTACTGTTGTTATTTCTACCTGTGCACCTTCACCATCACCTAAAATATTATATACACCATCAGTATATCCACTTGTACCACCAGATTCTATGTAAACTTTTTTAATTTGGTTATTATTTACTCCAGAATCTCCACCATTTCTTACTCTTAATATTTCTGGATCTGTTGAAGATTCCCAATTATTAGGAAGAATAATGTATTCTGAAGAATCAAATTTTACAATATCACTTGGTGGAATTGTGAACAAATATTTCCAAAGATAACCATCATTTCCCGCAGGAAATGGTGCTAAATCTGTAGAAGTTGGTTCGAATTTGGAACTCTCTCCCTTCAAACTCGTTTCAGAAGAACCATTGTCAATGCAAATATAAACCCTAAAATCTTTATTAACAACATAATAATTAGAATCATAAAGTCTTAGAGATTCTGAATTTGGAGTTCTATTGTTGGCACTATAATCATGCCTATACATGTCATAACGAGTATTGGTAGTCCATTCTACTTTTCTTATTACTCTTCTAACATTTTCGGATGTAATTCTTTTCCCGAAAAGTGATGTGTCCCTGTAATGAGACATATATTGCAAATTATCCGTTGGATTTGGTGGAGTTTCTCCATCATCACTCCAAATAGTGGATCTACCAAATCCAGGATTGGGAGACTCTGGATTTGATAAACCCAAAAATACATAATAAGAATTATTCGAATCTAAAACAGAATCTACAAAATTACCTGCATTAAAAATTCTAAATTTATCTGTTACTAAAGCAGACATATTGATAGTTTTTTAGATATTTATACAGATTTTGAGAGATTAAATAATATAAATTGATCCTTTACCTCTTAATGTTTCGGCACCACCTCTTCTCATAATTACGGGATATGTAGACAATCCAGAAACAACCCTTCCTGTTACGCCTATTGCAATTGGATTCAATCTTTCTAAATCTGAAGTATTTGATAATCTACCCCAGGAAAATCTTCCGACAGGATACTCAACACTTCCTGTTGTGTCAATGCCACTCAAGTTTGAATTGGAATCTACATAACAAGTGATAATTCCAGTTAAACCTCCAGTACTTGATATTGATTGGATGCGATAAATGTTGTCAATGTTGGTGGTTCCTATTGCTATTACATCAACATCAGCGGAATTAATAGAAGTAACGCCACTTCCAACATTCGTATTTGACACATAAATTGGATAACCAACCTGAAGATTCGTTATATCATCAATTAAAAATTCAATTCCCAGTTGTGGAGATGTGGTTGATGATATTCCAGTAATATTTCCTGTTGTTCCTTGAATTGTTGAGAAATTGGTTATAGATTCGACATAAGAGACAGGATCTGTTGTTCCAAAACCGACTGATACCTTATCAACAACTAGTCCATCAAATGGAGTAATGTCAATATTTTCATATCTGAATAATGTTACATCATCAACAAATATTTCTTTATCTGTAATAGAAATATCACCAATGACATTTGCCATTGGATGTATTACCGCTTTGAGTGAATCTCTTGCCTTTGATACAATTTCGCCGCCAATTATTTTGTCGGATTTTTGTTTTATCCATAATAAAGGTTTGTTCTTAGTCTGATCAGATTCTATTCCAGGACCAATGTATGGATTAGTTTCAAATTTATCAGAGAAAGTTAAATCTGTTATAGTTCTCTTTTCTTGGGCAACAGAATCTTGAACGTAATTATTTTTTAAGACCTGAACATCATCACCTACTTTGATTGTTTCATCAACTTCTTCACTTGTAATATCAGAATCGAGACCTTTATAGAAGTAAATTGTTACTCTATCATCTATCTTCGGTGCAGTTGTGAATATAACGGATGTTCCTCCTCCAAATATGTACGCCTTTTCGGGTTCCTGTATGATACCATTGACAAAAACTAGTAAGCAACTTGCTAAATTTGTTCTACTATCTTCTTCTGCCTGAATACTTCTTAAATCACCATTATAGAATAGTGGGAAAGTAGTTCTTTTACCATCTTGGTAAGGTGCAATACTATCAATTAAGTCAAGTTCACCAAATTCCCAAGATGCAAATTTGTCAGTATATGTTTCAATGACTGTTATTTCAAAATCTTCTATAGGAGATGCTAATCTCGCATCCGTAACTAATCCCACTGGTTTGAATACATCACCTCTCTGGAAAGAATATCCAGTTTTTGTAAATTCAAAATCTGTAACACCAAAATAAGTCTTCCCCACTCCAGTTTGTCCAACAGTACCTACTTTGAGACTCATAGAAAGACCAATACCAGTAGTTGTTGTTGCACCAACACCAAGTCTAGAAACACCTATTATTGGCAGATTTTCGTAAGATGGTTGAGAAACAAATATTGATGGATTAGTATACCCAGCACCTGGACCAACTATGTTAAACGATAACGTTCCACCAGCACCAACAGTTGCTGTAATTGTTGCTGCTAATCCAGTGTGACCAGTTTCAGTAACAGCGACACTTACTGCACCATAATAACCAGAACCATAGGAACCCAAAATAGGTGCCGTTGTTATTCCTGTAATTGTTCCTCCTGCACCTACTATGGCAGTTACAGATGCTCCTACAAGAGGTGCGAAACCGAGTCCTGTAGTAGAACCATAGGAAACAATTATTCCTCCCCTTGGAGTTTCATTTATATTGACATCATAATTTGACGTATAGAACACTGCTGGATCGGTATCTGGTTTTGTTATACCAGAAAATACGACACTAGATATTCCTGGAGCAGGAGTCGTTGTCTCTAAAATTTTAATGGTTCCATTAATATTGTTTTCTGTTGACGGTTGTTGGAAAATACCGTTTATCAAAACAATGCCATTTCCACCAATCGTGCCAATTCCAGATGTATTTGCGCCACCAACCTGTAAAGTAAATGTTCTTCCAATTCCGTTAAATTGGTTTGAAATATCATCATATACTTTATTAGTTGTATAATCCGATCGTAAGAATACTCTTCCGGCGAAAGTAGAAGTTTCGAAATCTAAATTGGAACTATTTTTGTCAATTTGTGGATTTCCTCTCGGAGGTTCTACAAAATGTATTTCGTTTTCAACAATGTCATATGCACCACGATAAATGTCTACATTTACGGAAGAGTGATTAGTAGCAGAAGTTCCTACGAATCCCCTCTCAACAAAAACAAGATTAAATGAACCAGTATTTGTTATTGGACCAACACTTGTGGTCCCTAAACCAACATTATCTACTATTACATACTCATTTTCAATTTTTAATATATCTGATGGATTGATTCGGGATATATCATCCAATTCAAATAATGTTGTTTCAGTACCAATTGTTCCAGAAAGAGTTCTTGATTCACCACTATAAATTAAAGGATGTTGAATCAATTCGTCAATTGTGATAATAGTTTTGTTAACCTTGTTAACCATCTCAAATTGGTGAATATTTCCTCCACCAAGATCTGTAAATGTTACAGGTGTTCCACCTCTAGTTGTAGAAATTTGGAAACTATCATCATCAGTTACAATTGCAAATACTGTCGATGGAAGTGTATCGATAACTCCACTGGTCGGGTTGCTATATGTCATTGCAGTTGTAGCAATGCCGATAACTGATGATTTAGGTGTATAAATCAATTCTTCATTATTTTTGAAGAAATGGTTTGTTGAATTAAATACGCCTGTTGTTGAAATTAAGGCATTTGTATCTTGTGGGTCAAAAATTCTAACAAAAACAGGGAATGAGTTGCTAGTCAAATTAAACCTAGTTCTATTAATTCTAGTTCCATTGATAGAATTGAAGAATCTAACTTGTGTTTCTTCTTCAATTTTTCCATATTCGAGCGTATTTGGAATATTAATCACATCTAAATCAGTGTAAAATGCCTGACTAAATGCTGAGATTTCTAAGTTGTATGATGAATACTCCGATTCGGGTGTAAATGTTAAATCTAAATCAGAACCTGAAATATTTCCTCCAAAAGTTCCAATTCCAAGACCAGTATCAAAAGTTCCAATTCCACTTACAGAAAGTAATGGAGATTGATGCACATATACATCATTTCCATCTTGAATCATCAGTACTTGATGAACTGCCTTTGTAGATCCTATACTCACTTCAACAATAGACTTGACTGCATTAAAGAAATTTTTATTAAGAGATATTATAGTTGTTGTACCCACTCCAGTTGCATAATCCGATTGATAAATTATTGTTCTTTCAGATCCAGATGTTTGCCTATCACTCTTAAATCTGTAAGTTGATTCTCCTAAAGAAGTAGTTCCAAATCCAACTATTTTCGCTCTAACTGTGTTTGTATTTGATGAAATATTTTCATAATTTAAATATAATTTACCTTCAGATATATCAGATTCAAATGAACCAATAGAATCTGATGTAAATGTTGAATTTGTAAAATCTGAATCTGAGTAATATTCTGATATGAATGAATTTGTTCCAATTCCAACGACATATAGTTCAACAAAGTTTATTTCATCGGTGGCATTATCTATTACTTGAACATTTGCATACATAGATTCAAAATTATTTGAATCTAATTCGGCAATAGATGTAGATGTATTTGGTCCTACAACTTTGTTGGAACTAATGAGATCTATAAATCCAATAGAAGTAGTTCCTACTCCAGATAAAGATGATGTATAAGAATTTTTAATTAATTTTAAATCATAGTCAGTATCATAAGCATTAACAGGAACAAATCTCAAATAAGTATCACCAAAGTCGTCCCCAAATAATTCAAAGTCTCCATAAGAGGAATCGCTATTTTGAATATTTGCTTTTTGTATGATAAACTGGTCATCTCCAGTATTCAAAGTTATTAGTTCCGTGAACTGAACCTCAGTATTACTTACATTAGTAACTCTAATCAAATAATTATTGTAAGAATCGGAATTGTCCAATTTTTGGATATTTAGAAATTCACTAGGTTCATCCTCGTAGTAAGAGAATAAATTGCTAATATCATCTAATTTTAAAACTTCCGAATTTCTCAATTCGGTATAATCAGAAAGTGATGTGCTTTCTAATTTCAAGTATTTTGATCTTCCATTAACAACATCATAATCTGATACCAAATCAAAGTTATAAACAGCATCAACTCTCAAAGAATTTGAAAGTTGTTCGAAATATATACTACCATCTAAACCTGAAGAAACACCAACATTAGAAGTTTCATCAATTTTGGTATCAGCAAAATTCTTCATACCGCTTGTATGAAGAATACTGAAAACTGGAGATTCTAAAGTCGAATATTCTTTACTGCTTTTTACTGTATAAGATAAATTTTGATAATAATCGTTATTCGTTGTAACTTGAGTATCAGAATTTAACTCTCCAACTTTGTCCGACCATCCTAAATTATTTGTTAATGAGTAATTGACTTTATAACTACCATTATAATTTGAAATGCCGTCTACAGTCGCTATTGTTCCACTTTCTTTGCCAGTAATAACATTTCCTATAGAGAGAGAATCAGACCCATCAATAGTTAAATATTCACCTTTAGTTTCAATTACTACAAGATCTAATTCTACATTATCTAAGATTAACGATTCTCCCAGTAAAAATTTAGTATTTTTCAGCGAAACTTTAAACTCTGGATAATTATCTCTGTTTACCAAAATTCCAGATCCATCCTGAATTACTTTTGCTAATCCAGTATTAGTTGTTATTCCGGATACATCAAACTCTACCAAATCATAGGGACTTGATGTAGTGTAATTTTTGACTGTAAGGAATCGATATCCAAAATCTTAAGAATTAAATCCTGTTCCGTCAATACTTTCTTTTTGGATTCCTTCAATGAAAACCTCTTCACCAACATTAAATTGAATTCCTCCATCTGGTTTTGTTATTTCACAAGTAAATATTCCACTTCTGGAAGATTGCATTTTCTGAATTGTAACACCATTACTGTTATTGACAGTAAATATTTCTACAGAATTATCTGGAATTCCTTTTGGTTCCGATTCAATTTTTACAGAGTTTATAGAACTACCTGTAAGTGTGGGAGTGAGTAATCCAGAATTAATTTTTTGTCTAGTATCGTTACTTACGATTATAATACTTGGGGGTGAAATGAAACCACTTCCACCATTAGATACGGTAATATTGTCTAAAGTGTTTGAATTTTTAATTGAAATTTGAGATGGCAATAAAGCACTTGGTTGTAGAGTACTATCGAATGGATACTCAAATTCTTGATTTAAAACTTTTAATTCCTTGATATTTCCAATTTTATTAGATTTTGGAAGAATTTTTGCATTTTCTCCAGAAGAAGATGTAACACTCTCAAATTCTGGTAATTTTTTATACCCACTTCCGCTAGAAATTATTTTTAAATCACTAATTGGTCCAGTAGATGTGTTAGAATTAGTAGAATACTCCAACACATCACACTCAGATTGTACATATGACGATCTTTCTGGATTAGTACTTAAAATTAATTCAAAGGTAGTTGTTCCAACACCACTTATATTATAACTGCCTGAATAATAACTGTTTATAAAGTTTATTTCGGAATAATTTTTTACATCTTTATCTGGATGAAGTGCAGTGCCTGCAGTGCCAGATTTTTCTATAGTGTAGTAAAGTTTTTCGGGAGTGTTAGAATCATAGATTAAGGTTAGGTCCGTTCCCACCCTAGAAATATTGAAACCTGATGTAGAAGCAGTAGAAACAAATTTAGACTTAAATTCTTTATCGGCGTAAATATTGAAATTATAACCAGATAAAGAAGAATCTGAAAGATCAAACACTAGGTTATTTTTCTTAAAAGAATTAATTCTGGGATTTATAGATGACAGTTTTTGGTCAGAGCCACCGGTGCTAGCAATACTTACTACCAATGGTGGATTGCTCGTAGAATCAATATAAGTTTCACATAACTTTATGTTATTATCATTTACTTTATAAACGTAAAAATCACCAGTAGAAAGACCAGAAGCTACTATATCTGCAGAATAATTGACTTTATCTCCAGTAGTTAAATTGTGATTAGAAATGGTAATAGTATTTGTGGTTGTATCAATTCCGGTAGAATTAAATTCAATTGGATTGATAAGAATCTTTGAAGTAGATAAATCTCTGATAACCTTAACGGAAGTAGAAGCGATTCCTACGGATAGATTTGGATTGACTGTAAGATTAACTAAATCTCCACTTAGCATTCCATGTGCAGTAGAAACTGAAACAGTTGCTTTTATTCTAGATACCGTTCCAGTTTCTTGGGCGTAATTTGATTCAAAATAATATTCATAATCATTATCATCCCCACCACTATGGAAGAAAAATTCGCTAGTTCCAATACTGGCCTTCAATCCAATTAAATCCTTGCCTTTATTAGAAACATAAACTGTTGAGGGTATTCCTCCACCAATTAAATTAACACCATCCGTGGAAATACCAATTAATGAACCAGTATAACTGTATGAAAGTCTCTGATTGTTTTTAAATGGATGATTTTCTATGTAAATTGATTGAGTAGGAACACTTCTTGTTACCGTTTCTATTCCAAATCCAAAAGTTTTTGTGTCAAAAAGACCAGCGGTCGTTCCAAATCCAACAGATTCTTGTGGATTAAAATATGCCCTATCATCAACTTTAGAATCAAAATAATTTAGTTCTTTACTGATTGTAAATGAATCTGGATAGAATGTAACGATAGAATTTTTATCATGAGAAGTTCCTATTAAACCTCTTTTGACTCTCAATATATTTTTATCTTTGAATATATCCAATACTTGTAAAAATTCCGTTCCAATACCAATGCTACTGCCAATGGATATATTATTTGGGATATTAGAAACATATAGTTCTGTTCCACCAATGCTAATAGCACTAGTTACAGTAGAAAGTGAGGTTGCAGTTTCGGAAGGAACTGATATTTTATAAATTCCATTCAAATCTGAAAGATTATTTGATAAATTTGAAAATACTACATAATCTTCATTATTAAACTGGTGATTGGAATAGTCTGAACTCGTTACCTTTACTTTGTCGTAATTTTCCCAAGAAATAACAAAATTGTCTTGCGTTAACGATGATGTTTCTATGCTTACAATATCTTTTCCTTTAAGTTCAGAAACCTGTAATTTCAAACCACCACCGTTAGTTCCTGCATTGTTAAAATTGACATCATCTCCAACAGAATAATTGTTTCCAGAATTTAAAATTTCAAAATCATCAATAGAACCAGAAAAAACAGACTCTACTTTGATTTTTTGGTTTGTTATGTCATCAATTTCTGTAAAATAATCATATCCAGCGCCATTATCAGAAACTTTATATGGTAATGTGTTTCTCAAAAGATTTGAAGACCCGAAATCGAAAGTTTGATCTAAGGTATCATTTTCTGTGAGTGTTTTAGACTCATATTCGTCACCAATAAAATATGGAAAAACTGGACTACCTGAGGAATTTATTGTAGCATAGTACGCATAAACACCATTGGGAAATTCTGGTGTTTTTGCAAATCTTCCATTTTTCCTATCAAGGTCATTTCCAGGTACAAATTTATAATCTTCAATGAAAAATCCACCACCAAATCCTAATGGTCTATCTAAAACATTCGATGTATTTAATGAATAACCAGAATTTAATATTTTGATTGGTGAAGTTTCATCGTCTACATCTGAGTATCCAAAAGGTCCATAAATTGGATTCCCATCATAAGCCCATCCAATAATTTTAGAAATAGATGGTGTAAGTGAATTCGAAGCACTCTCTTTAAAAGATGTTCTTAAAGAATTAAAATAACCCGAAACCGTATACTTTAACTTACTTGTTGATTCTAGTAAAACTTCATTTCCAAATTTCAAGTTATTATTGACCGTCAAGTATCTAATTTGTGCTCCAAATGATGCCTCAGTTCCTGAAGGTTTTACCCTAATAATCGAAGAAGCAGAATATGAAATTCCCGAATTTACAACTATTATACCTGTAATTTGACCATTTGAAATAGTTGCTCTAACTATCGCTCCGGTTCCAGACCCCGTAGGATCGAAAACTTCTAGATCTGGAACAGAGTAATATTCTGTTCCACCATACTGTATTGTTACCGATTGTATCTCTCCGCCTACAATATTTGGACTAAGTGAAGCATCTTTTCCATTTTCTATGGATATTACTGGTTTTTCTTTATAGTTCAGGACAGTTGAACCATAACCTGTTCCTTTTTCATAGAGATATGCATCAACAATGCTTCCTCTGACCACAGGAGTTACTGATAATTCTTGATATTGTTGAGAAGAAGATGAAAATCCAACTGGGTTATATTTTATTGATATTGATATATCTGGATAATTGAAATACTGATAACCTGAACCAGTGTTTGAAAACTTAATATAATCTTTTCTATCAAACTCACTTACAATAGTTCCACCAACCCCCGCATTGCAAATTCTAAATGAGTCATCATCAATTTTAATAACAAAATATTGATTGTTTGTTGAAACTCCAGATATACCAGAAGTTTCAAAATCGTAAGTTACCAATTCTCCGGTATTAAATCCATGATTTTCAAAATTGATAGTATTATTTTCAGTAGAAATTCCTGAGGGTGATACTATGAGTTTTCTATTTGTATATCCACTTCCACCATTTAATATCTTTACACTTGAAATTTTATTTTTCGGTATAGATGTTTTAAATTTGTGAATACCATCGGTTCCTGTAGAAAATCCTACAGTATTAATTCCCGAGATATAATCAGACTGTGTTTCGAATAAACTTATGGTATTGCTATTTTCAACTTTAACAAAATAAGAAGCATTATTTATTAAAGTCGATATAGAACCGTCAATGAATAAATTAGCATTTCCATTATTGTTATAAACAATCTCTTCACCATTCTGGAAATTGTGGTCAGAAATAAATTGAATTCTGTTTAAAGATGTTCCTATTCCACCACCATCGGATGAAGTTCTTCCATCGAAAGATACTGATCTAAACTGTCTGGTTATAATAGGTTCTATTACAGCACCAGATCCATTTCCACCAGAAATATCTATGGACAATATTTTATCAATATCATAATCTTGTGTATCAATATAAACATTTTCAATATTTCCACTGACAACTGGTTGAACCAATGCAGTAGTTCCAGAACTCTCCGAAACTACTAGTCTTGGAGGATTTATTACATCATATCCAAATCCTTGATTAAAGACATTTACCTTGTTTACTGGACCATAATATACTCTATCAAAAGACTTATAGTTAGAAATTTCAACTCCATTAATTAACATTCCAGTGGTTCCTGGAGTGGTAGGTTCTCCTGGTGATTGTATTTTTGAACCTAATGGAAATTTTTTAAATATTTTTTGAACGCCTATTTTATCTTCTCTCTGAGAATATAAAGAAAATGTATGAGAACCAATTCCTTCCTCTGATGCGCTAAAAGTTTTATAATCAGGTCCTCCTATGAAGGATCTAGAATCATAAAGTCTAATTTGTTTGGGATTAGACAATACTTCTACATAGTAAGAACCTGTTTCTAACCCAACAAGAGGTACTGAAGATGGTTGGTAATAAATCCTATCACCAGTTACAAAAGGTACATTATCACTACTTAATATAATAGAATACTTATCTAAATCTTGATCTAATAATCTATCCTCAGAATCTATGGTAAATTTAAAAATATTTTTTGCAATATTATATCTGTAACTATTATCGCCATTTATTTCACCAGACGGTAAAGAATTTGAAGCAACATATACATAATCGCTTCCTTCAGTATATACATTTTGAATGTCTGATGTTACTGCATTATTGCCATATTCAATCGGTACTCCAGAACTAAAAGCCGTGTTTATTTTTCTACGGAGGTCGTAATCAATAGAAGAATTGGTATTAAATGAACCACCAAGTTTTATCGTGTTATTTGTTGTATCTATAGCACTAATATATGCGGGAACACTTCCATTTTCTTCTACTAAACTTTCTTGACCATTTCTCTCCAATAGTTCTACTCTATCGCCAACTTTAAGACTTGACCTATCAATATTACTTCTAAGACTATAATTAGATCCTGTTGAATCTACTTCATATTTTACTGCAGTATTGTAAATCCAAGAGTTTGCAAAAATTTCTTTATATGTTTTATTTTCAATGGGATTTTTAACTACATCACCAAGGTTTTTAATCGATATTCTACTTCCTTCAGTAACTCTAATATTATTAGACTCTTTTACAAAATCAGATAATACTCCAAGAAGTCTCAGATTTACTTTCTGAGAAAGATTATTATCTTGATAAACATAGTAAGTTTCATTAGATGTAACTAAACTGTTCTTAGATATTTCAGTATCAATTCCAGAACAATTGAAAAATTGATTAACACTTTTTCCGATATACGAAATTGTGTTATTTCCAGATATTAAAGTTCCACTATTTTCAAATCCTATAGTAGAATCTACCGTTAACACGGGAGACCCAATTGGTGTTGTTAAAGTTGATTTTGTGCTTGGGGTTATTTCAAAATCGCCTTCAATTGCAGAAAATTCATTGTACCCAACAAAAAGAAAAAGTTTGTAGTATGTTTTGGATCCTCTCCTAAAAGGTTCTATCGAAGATATAGAGGCGCTGGTGGTATCATCATTAGTTTTTCTAATTGTTTTTCCAGATAATTTCGTCGCATCAAAGTCACTCTCATCAAAATTTAATGAAATAACTTCTGCAATTGCTACCCCTCTTCTCAAATATTCTGAGGATGATGGTTTTATCAAATATTGTTCTAAGTTTACAACGGTTGGTTTTTCGTTATAAAGAACACGAAACAAAATTCTAAACGATTCGTCAGTTCCTTTAGCGGCATAAAAAGATTTTGTTTCCTTTAAAAAGTTACTAACTTTTAAATTAGGAGTAAAATCGACCTTTTGTAATTCTGGAGTAAGAGTATATTTTATCTTTTCATAAAATTCTTTTAAAAATAAAGAACTTAAATTTTCTACTGAAGATCCAGAAGTATGAGAATCTGCAGTAGTTTCAGAAAAAACTAACTCTTCTTGATTTAACTCTTGATGGTATCCCGTAATTCCACTGAAACCACGAATACAACCAGTAAAAGTATTTCCACTAATACCAGTATATGTAATTACCTCATCATCAAGTTTAAAAAGACCATATTTACTTGGAAATCCTTTGGTGCTCGATACTTGAATGCTAGTATCAGACGCACTAATATTAGCAGATAATGTAGAATTATCTGCAATTACTTCTGGTATGAGATTATCTAGTTCTAAGTATTGATCTAAATTTTCGGCAATATCAATTGGTCCACCTTGATATTCTTGTGATATGTAATATTGCTTCAAAAATTCTGTTGCATTCGGATTTTCATCCAATATAAAACTTGGAAGTTGGCTCTCAATAATTTGCTGAACCTTAACTCTAGATTCAAATCCAGTCTGTATCATATTAGTTTCTTGTTAGATTCCCGTTTGAGTAACTTGATGTATAATAATCTCTAGTAAAAACATTTCCTGTTATTTCATCACCAGAAGCAATTACATCTCTTCTCATATTTATTTGACTTTTGGAAATATCAAAAGATAAATATAAATCCTTTAATCCAATAACATCGTTAGATTCTGGGAATGCCTGAATCTCAATAACTCCATTTGGTTTTTCTGTAGATGTAATGTTAACTGTTCCTAACATAATTTCACCTTTCACATAGTCAACTGTTCCGGCATCCTTAACAACAACGGTTGATTTGCCTGAAGAATCAATTTTAATTACGGAAATAACTCCAGTTTTTGCAGAAACTCTACTGGGTCTGGTTAAGAAAAGATTTACTGCTTCTGTTGAACTAGTAATATTATTACCTGATTCCACAGTAATAGATGGTGTATCTGTTAGATATACCGTGGAAGACTCTCCAGAAATGGTGAATCCTGTTGACTTAATATTGCGTCCAGTAGGATTTATATGGAATCTATTACCAAAACATAATTCATACTGGGCAAATTGATTCAGAGAAGCACGTAGGTCTCTTCTGATTCTTACTTTGGTAATATTAGAAGTTATTGAAGTATCAGTTTTGTCAATTACACCAAGAACTTTACTATACTTAAACCTTCCACCAAATTTATTAAGGTCTAAAGATTCCGAATACTTTGTCAAACTATTGACTACTTTCGTCTTTAAACTATTCTCTCCAGAAATTTGAGAATTGTTATAATATATGGAAGAATCTATTTCTACATATAGTACCTTAAGGTCAATAATTTTTTGATTAATGCCAGATATAGTGTATTGTTTTAAATCACTAAGAATTCTTGTCTTATCAAAATCGGAAACATATGTCCCATTTTTTGGTTTGATGCTTAAAATAACATTTCCAAATTCTGGGGGATCTAATTCTTCTCCACCGATAACGGCAACAGATTCTGTATTTGGGTAAATCTGTTTGATGATTGCTTCATAGTCTCTAGAGGTAACCGCTCTATTTTGTGATGAATAAACTCTAGGAGCATAATATTTGATAGAGTTAATAGATTCAATGTCAGAACCATTAATCGCCTGTTGGACGGTGGTTACCGTCACATCACCAGGATCAATTACCGTTTCAACAGAATTAACTACCTTTACGATACTACCAGCAAAAGAAAATTCACTAGGTCCATTGCCATCTCTGCCATCAGTAATAATATAATTTGCAGTTACTATAGTCCCATCAGAACCAACTTCATCGCCAAGTTTTTTACCAATTATTCCATCTCCAAAAATAATTTCATATTTCTCATCTTGAACTTCTTGTATGAGATAAATTTTTGAGACTGGAGTTATATTTAAAATATTATCTACAATGCTGTATTCTATTCCAAGACCGTCCTCGGCAGTCTTTTTAACATAAACACGAAGAGTGGAAGTATCTATAAAAGGATTGTTTAAGATGAATCTTTGGTCTAAAGAACCATCATATGTAAAAGATTTTGTTAAATATGTTCCTTGATATATCTCTATCTCATTAAATTGTGCTACACCATCTACTACATTTGCCGTTACATCTTCAGGTATTGAGAATGTGTATGTGGTGTCGTTTGCCTCTCCTACACATACCAAACCTCTTTTGAGGGTAAGAGTAGAAACACTCTCTGTAGTGATCACAGAGAACGATATAATTGCCTTTGCTGCTGTTCTAGAGCGTGGTACATAACCAATATTTTTTGCCAGAGATACAACGTTTTCACGAAGAGTTGCCGAGTCCAAGAAAGACTCATTAACAATCATATTACTGTTAAATG